AGGGAATTTCGTCTGCGACCATGGGCTCTAAAGGTTGCAATTTCCTTAAGGCCTTTGGCACAATTTCATCTAGGTGAATTTGCGAGACATGTTCAGCCGTCATGCCGTAAATCTCGCCGATGTGCTCACACCATGCATCCCACAGTTCGCGGGCCCGTCCGAACGCATGCTTGAAGTAATAGTCGGTCTTGCGTTCACGCATGCGAGGTGAAGCGCCCTTGAGAGACTTCATGTAATAGGTCGCATCTAGGCCTTCGCGTTGCGCATTGCGACTGTCGAGGCAAGCGATATCGTGGCCAAGAAATTGCAGAATGAATGCGCCCTTGGTCAAACCGATGCCGGGAACTTCCATGACGATGTCCAAGGCCTTGCGTGTGTCGCGTTCGGCACACAAGCGAGCTTGCAACGTTGCCGCGTGCTCATTCAGATAGTGCCATGCGTCGCGCTTCCATGCGAATAGATGCGGGGAGCGATCGCGCCGACCTTTGAAGACGTCGTGCATGACATCTGGCACAGTGATGAATTGGATGCGCGCACTCATGAAGGCGAAAGCAAAGCCGCGCTTGAAGGCCTTCAGGTCGGCCCGCATTGCGGCATTTATGATGGGGACATGCTCGGAATACATAGTCTCACCTATAGGCAGATATACAACTTAGAGCTTGCCTTATCAGGTGGCACGTTTCCATGCCACCCTATAAATCAAGCTGCGAGGCCTTCAATTAGTTCCGCCTCGCCCGTGTCGACTACGTAGAAGTATTTTTGATCGGGGTAGAGATCACGAAGCGCCTTGCACACTAGTTCCTTGGTTCCGCGATCCATGGCTACTTCGTAGTGGATCAACGCATCGTGATAGACTTTGCCGTGGTCGTCACGCCAAGCGCCATTAACGTCACCAAGACAAGTGAAGCCACCCGCATATTTCAGGAGCTCGCGTTCGAAGCGCCGCGCGTCATACTTGAGCGTTCGGTCGTTGCTGAAATGGGGAACGACAATTGTGTAAGCTCGCATGGTCTCACCTCCACCATGTTCAAGGCGGGATTGCCTTGATACTGGCCAGCGTCTCAACTGGCCAGCCTCAAATCAATCGCGCTCATCGGCCCAGTAGCGAATTTGGCGATTGCCAGTCCCGTCGTGTCGCACGAGTGCAACACTAAAGCATTCACCTCCCGCGACGTATCGCTCGAATGCCTCTTGGGCCGTCTCTTCGCTGGCATGCGTCTCGAAACGCTCTTCGCCCGCGATGTCCAATTGGAGGTAGTAATGCGCGCTGTCCATGGTCTCACCTCATGCTGTTGCGTTGTTAGGCGTCTTATTATCAGTCGGCTAATCAGTGTATTTTCTGTCTTATTTTTGAAGTGACGCGATAGCCAAGGGCTCGGACCCGCTTGCCGAGAGTGCAATTGCGTGGTCCGCAAGCACTTGTCGCGTTCTCGCGACTACGTCACTTCAAATGACATAAAAAAGAGTAATGGTCAAGCCCTGTTGAAAACTTTCGACTGTGGCGGATTGTCGCACCCCATTTTCACCCGTGGCCATGAAGCGCCTTGCGTCACCTCATCGCGTGGTCTCGACCGGCTTGGACCGTCTCACCTCGACCGTCTCATCTGCTCGGTCTCACCTCGACTGTCTCACCTCGACTGTCTCACCTCATGCACTCAATTGCTGCGCATCGCACGTGTTGCACAATTACGACAGCATGAACACAGTGTTGCAGCCCTGTAACATTGTTGCATTTTCGCCTCTTGCCACGAAAGACCGGGGTGGGGTGCCGGCTACCCCCGGAATTGTCCGCTCGAAAATTTTTCGGAGCGACATTCTGTGCCGAGAAACGTTTTCAAACGAATGTTTACTTTGCACGATTTTTATGGCACACTACCCGCCTACGACCACCCTAACAGGACACAACCCATGAAAAACGTCCCCGAGGGCAAACTGGGGCCCCACATGAAGGCCCTGAACGAGAAGCAGCGGAAGTTCGTTGTGGCATTATTGTCACAGTCCCAGCTGAACTACTCTGAGGCCGCGGAGAGGGCCGGCTACAAGTCCGAAAACAACGACAGCCTCCGAAACACGGCGCACCGCCTGGCCCACGACGCCAAGGTCCTGGCCGCCATCCAGGAGGAGAGTTCAAAACGGCTGCACGCTGCGGTCGGCATGGCCTCGGAGCGCCTGGTGCTCATGGCCCAGGAACCTGGCAAGGATCAGTTCAAGGCGATCACGGCGGTCCTCAACCGCGGCGGCCTCCACGAGAAGACCGAGACCCGGCACACGGTTGACGTCGGCGGGGATGCCAAGAACCTGATCGCACGGGTGGCGCAGCTCGCCCTCCTCATCGGCATGGATCCGACCAAGGTCCTCGGCCGCGCGGGCGTGGCCCTACCGCCCCCAGATCCGATCGACGCCGAATACACCGACCTCACCCCGAGCACGGGTGCCGACGAGGAAGAGGTCTTGCGTCAAAACGACGCACCCAACCTTTCCGTTCCTGAAGGACGGGAAAACGTATCGGAAACCGATACGAACTCTCCACCTGACGAAGAGGTGAACTGGTGACCAGTCCCTTTCCCAAGCAGAGCGAGCTGGACCTCACTCCCGAGAAGTTAGAGCTGCTGCGACGAATGGAAGCAGACTTGGCCGCCTTGGCCGAACTCAAGAAATTCTCTAAGCTCCAATTCGTCCAGCCATACCCCAAGCAGCTCGAACACATTAGGAAGGGTAGGCAGTTCCAAGAACGGCTGCTGATGGCCGGGAACCAAATGGGGAAGTCCTACATTGGTGCGTATGAAACCGCGTGTCACCTCACCGGAGACTACCCCGATGACTGGCCAGGCCGAAAATTCCCCGGACCCGTCAAAGCCTGGGCCGCGTGTGAAACGTCGGTGCTCGCTAGAGACATTGCGCAGGAGCTCCTGTGCGGTCCGCCCGGCGTGGCCGACATGTTCGGGTCAGGCCTCATCCCCAAGGTCCGTTTCATCGGACGACCTACGATGGGTCATGGGGCTACTGACGGATATGATCGCATCCAAGTCGAGCACCGCACCGACGGTATCGTGGACGGTGTGTCCGTATTGCAGTTCAAGAGCTATGAGCAGGGACGAGCCAAGTTCCAGGGCGCTACGCTGCACTTCGTGTGGCTGGACGAGCAACCTGCCATAGACATCTACACCGAGGTCCTCGCGCGCACGACGGCTACGCGCGGCATGGTCTTCACCACCTTCACCAACGTCGCGGGCGGCGCAGAGCTGCTCGATCGCTTCCTCGGCGCGGATGCTTCCTACAAGAACCCGCAATGCACCGTCACGCGCATGGGCATCGAGGATGCATTACACATTAAGCCCGAAGACAGGGCCGCGGTGATTGCGAAATACTCGGCGGCCGAACGGGACGCGCGCGTCTACGGCTTCCCCAACCTCGGCGGTGGCAAGATCTTCACCACGCCGATCGACACCATCAAGGAGCCGATGCTCCTCGACCTACCAGCGCACTGGCTCAAGATCTGGGGGATCGACTTTGGCATCGATCACCCGTTCGCCGCCGCCCTCCTGGCCTGGGACCGGGACAACGACGTATTGCACGTCCTGGACTGTTTTAAGGTAGCAAGCGCGACAGTGCTGCAGCATGCAGAACGCATGAAGCGTATTGCTGGTGAGGTGCCGGTCGCTTGGCCGCAGGACGGCACGCAGCGAGACCGCGGCTCCCTGAAGCCGTTGTCCAAACTCTACAAAGAGCAGGGTCTTCGTATGATCGACGGGCACGCGACGTTTCCCGACGGCAGTGTCTCTACTGAAGCGGGTGTAGCCGAGATGATCGAGAGATTTGAGACCGGCCGTCTCAAGGTGGCCTCGCACCTGACTGAGTTCTTTGACGAGTATGCGGTTTACCATCGCGAAAAAGGCCTCATTGTTAAAGCCAAGGACGACATTCTATCGGCGACGCGCGTGGCCTTGATGATGAGACGTTTCGCCCGCAACGTCCCACTCGGGCTTGCTCGCGCTTCTCAACGTGCGCGCCCCCCGCGCACGGTCGGCCTTGAAGAGCACTACTGGGGGATTGACTGATCCCTGTTCCTGTGTTGCACTGTTGTCACTACCGGTCCCTCTGTTGTCCTTTCGCCGGTGGTGCCTCCTAGCCTGCCCCCACCTGGTCCTCTGCCGGGTGGGGGTTTCTCAGCAACACAGGAGATCTGATCATGTATGCTATCTTCGCGCTCATCTATTCCCTGTCCACCGGCCAGCCTCTCAATGGCGGTGTTGCGGTCCATTCCACCGCAGCCTACCCGACGATCGAGGAGTGTAACTCCGTCATGGCAGGCGACGACCAACGCAGCTTGCATGGATTGGTTGCAGTCGGTCCGCGACTTTTTGGTGAAGAGATTTCCGTCACCGGTAAGTGCATCGAGGTCGGCGAAGACTTCACGCCGACGCATGCAGAGGACCTCGAACACCTCGGCGACAAGTAATGTGGTTCATCGTTCTGATCGTCTTCATGGCCGGGGGTGGGCCGCCGCAAGCGATTGTCAAAGGCCATCACGGCTACGGTGACGAGAAGACCTGTCGCGCGGTGATCGAGGAGCATCTC